GACAGAGATAAGTCAGTAAAGACAAGCACAGGACAAACTAAACGCATCATTCACTTTGTGAAAGAGCACGAACGAAACTACGGAGACAAAATACGCACGGTGAAAGAACACATCAGAGGTTTAAATAAATTTAGTTGGAAAGGTTATCAGTGTATTGTGTCAGCACCTGAATTTGGGATGCATTTATCATCTGTAATGTTTGATTTAACCCCTGACGTGGAGCTTAATGATGGGGAAATAAGAGAAGGTTACGTATCAATAAGTAAAGTTGGGTTGATGCTTGCCCAAGATGAAGAGCGAAGAGCAGAAAGATAACAATGGAAAAAGTAGATTACAGCCCTTCCTACCTAGAAGCAAAGAAGTGTTTAGAGCTAGCGCATGATGCGTTAACAGTGGGTAAGTTTCAAATTGCCTATGACCATTGCTTAAATGCACAGGTTGAGATGCGGTTGATGAGCACAGCGGTTAAATCTTGGATGCCTAGGAAGGATGATTGATGAGCAATTTAAAATGGTCTTACTCTTCGTTGGGTTTATTCCAACAATGCCCACGTAAGTATTATCACTTGCGTGTGGTCAAGGACATCAAAGAACCTGAGACAACGGCGATTCTATACGGCAAAGAAGTGCACCTTGCTTTAGAAGAATACATCCGTGACGGTAAACCCATACCTGCTCAGTTCAAAGAGTTCACTGATATAGCAGATATGTTAAAGGCAATGCCAGGGGATAAGTTATGCGAATACAAGATGGGACTAACAAAAGATATACAAGCGTGTGGTTTTTTCGACGAGAACGTATGGTTCAGAGGAGTCGCCGACTTGCTCATCATCAACGGGGATACAGCACGGGTTATTGACTACAAGACTGGTAAGTCATCTGAGTTTGCCGACAAGAAACAACTTGAGTTAATGGCGTTGGCGTTGTTCAAACACTTCCCAAAGGTACGCACAGTTAAAGCAGGGCTTATCTTTTTGGTTGCCAACGACTTCATAAAAGCCAACTTTGAGAAGAAAGACGCACCGATTACATGGCTTAAATGGATTCAAGAAACAGACCGACTAGAAGAAGCACACGAAGTTAATGTTTGGAACCCTAAACCAAACTTTACCTGCCGTAAGTATTGTTTGGTAAAAGATTGTGAACATAACGGAAAAGGACATTACAGATGACATGGGATTTGAAATGTAACGTATCCACAATAATTGTGGATGTTGAAGGGTTCATCGGGTACTTACATACACCCGAACTTAATTACCCTGACATGTCTGCAACTATAAAAATGTTTAGTTCAATAGACCCTGAGATACAAAAGATTATGTGTGTCGTAGGTGGTGAACCTGATGTTCAATATATTAGACACAAAGATGGGTGGGTAGCAGTATGAATGAAGAAGAGTTGAGAGATTGCTTTGCTATGTTTGCAATGATGGGTATCGTAATGAAGCATGGCACAGAGCGGGAGTTACTAGAAGACGATGCTTATCTAATGGCTGACCGAATGTTACAAGCACGTAAACCAAAAGACGAAGCGGGTATTGCCTCAGTTAAACGAACAAGGAAAACAAAATGAACGAAGAAATTAAAGACGACAAGGCTTGGATTGCTAAGCTAAGAAACTTTTTGATTGTGCTAATGGTTGGATTTGCCATCGGCAGCATAACAACTAACGCTACCTTCACTTACCACTTGCAACAGGACTGTGATACGTTGAAGCAGTTCCGTATTGGGAAGTTAGCTTATACCTGCATGGTGAGATGATGACATTTTTAGTAGCCAACATTCCACCAGTTAAATGCTTTGTGCGTAAGGAATTTTTATACAACCACGAATCAGGTCATGGTGAATTAGAGCCGTGCGTGTGGATGACCGCCAAGGCAATCAAGGGACAAGCGTTTCGTATCGAATCAATGCTAACTAACTACGGGGCACTGTACGATAAGTTACCTATCAGTGCTTACGTATGGAAAGAAGTAACTGACCCGCTACCACTAGATTTTTTACAGATATGGGATTGCCTGTCTTACGACATGGCTGTGATTGAGAAGTCTAACTTGCGTGGGCTTAAGGTTAAATACTTTGGCAAGGATAAACAGTTTCATTTTGGTAACTACTTGTTCACGATTGACTTCGCCAGTCCTGATACTAATCGTTTAGATACTAGCTTTAGTGAAGGGGTCGAGGAGCATAAGTCGTACAACTTTATCAAGCTAGATAACGGTCAATTTGCCTGCCAACCAAACAACAGATGCCTATGGTATGACGTATCCTTGGTGCCTGCCGTACTCAAGACACCTGACTTTAAGATACCAACCAAAGTGTATAGCGTAGAGAACCACGCCAAATGGACTGCAAAAGATGAGTGGTTTTATAACTTTGAAGAGTTAAACAAATGAAACTTAAGAAACCAAACGCTGTCCAATTACTTGATTACGACGGCATGAATCAACAAGAAGTTGCAGATGCGCTAGGTATTAGTAGAGCCTCAGTGCAACACATTGAACGTCGTGCTTATAAAAAGTTTAAGCGTGAGTTAGCTAAAAGAATAAAGCACATTACCGATTTATTATGACACCGCAAGAACAACAGAGAGAAGAACGTGAACAACGAAAACGAAAAAACAAAGAACAAAACGATTAGCCGAGAGCAGATTATTTTATGGTCATACGAAGCGGGGTTCCCGACAAACTATGCACGTAACGAGATAGCACGCTTTGAAACATTTGCACGCCTTGTGCAGAAACACTTAGAAAGGGATTACAAATGAGCATTGAAACAGTAAACATCAACAAAGAAAAACCAAGCCTGATGATTGCAACACCTATGTATGGTGGTATGTGTACAGGTAACTTTATGGTTGGTGTATTACAGACTATAAACAAGATGCAGTCTATCGGGGTGCAAGTCTACTTCGTACAGATGGGCAACGAGTCTTTAATTACCCGTGCTCGTAACGAACTAACACGTATCTTCTTAGAGAAAAACTTTGATTACTTGATGTTTATTGATGCTGACATTGGCTTTGATGGGCAAGCAGTTGCTCAGTTGATGGCGGCGGATAAAGATATTGCTTGTGGTATTTACCCCAAAAAAGAAGTTGATTGGGTTGCAGTTGAGAAGGCTGTGGCATTAGGCAAAACTACAGGATTAAAAGATTACTCAGGCGCTTTTGTGTTGAACTTCGCACATGAGCTAGGTCAAGAGCTACATACAGACCCGTCAGGTTGTATTGAGGTACGTCACGGTGGTACAGGCTTCATGCTAATTAAGCGTAAAGTGTTTGATGATTTAGCCGACAAGGTTCCTACATACAGACCAAGCACAGTTAAAGATGCTAGCGGTAACTACCTCAAGCCCGAAGTAAAAGAATACTTTGCTACAAGTATTGACGAAAGCGGTTGCTTGTTATCTGAAGACTACCATTTCTGTGAGTTGTTCCGTAAGAACGGCGGTAAGATATACGCCAACCCATTCATTAAATTAGACCACGTAGGTACGTATGTGTATGGTGGTGACATCATCAAAGCGGGTGGTAATCTTAAATGATTAAAGTTTATGATGGCTTAGTAAGTCCTGATTACATTGAGCGTATTAACTCGTTTATCCAAGGTTCTTATTTTAAAATTGGTAATCAAGATGGCGATATGTTAGGTACGGCGACACATCAATATGTATATTCTGAGTATTCAGAAAACGACCTAAAGCTTAGCGGGTTTGTTGATGCCATACAAGGGACTGAAGTTGGTGACTTATATAACCGTAGCAAATGGGTTAGGACTGTAGCCAATTTATCAACACCATCAGATTCTAATTTTTTACACACGCATTTTGGGTGCAAAGTAATTTTGTATTACGTTAATAATCTTTGGGAAACAAATTGGGGTGGTGAAACAGTTTTTTACAACAATGCAAAGACTGAAGTAATAAAGTCTGTAAATTTAGTTCCGGGGAGAATAGCTGTGTTTGACGGCAACATACTGCACTCCATTCGCCCACAACAATCCATAGCACCGCATTATCGGTTCACTATGGGTATATCTGTCAAGGAATAAATATGTTTTGGAATAAACCAAAAATAACTTTTGATTGCCTAGTTCCAGGGGTTGAGCGCATCATGCCTATGATTCCCGCAAAAGAATTAAAGCACCCTTGGGTACATAGAGCACAACAAGAACTTTCTGCGATGCGTAAAAGCTCTGCATGGGGTAAAGAAAAATTAGTACACACTGCTAAATGCCCCGGAATTTTTAATTTACAAAGGCACGGTTGGGTAATGCGCACTTGGCAAGACATCACTATTGAAACATACGGCGATGGAAAAACGTTTAACTGGACTACGCCTATTGACCAAAAAAAATTGAGCTCAATTGCTAATGACTACATAGGCTCACATCCCGAAATACAACTAGCTAACTTCATGGAGCATTGGAGACCCGATACGTTACGTACGTTGATAAAAGTACAATCACCTTGGCGTTGCACAGTGCCTAAAGGCTATCACTTATTGGAAATGCCGATTCCATACCTAGATGAAGATAGGTTTACTACGGTTCAAGGGTTCTTTAGCAGAGAGCAAGGGATAGCGCAGATGAATCCACAGCTTTTGTGGCATGTACCTATTGGTAAAACTTTGATTAAAGCAGGGACGCCCATAGCTCAATACATACTTGTGCCTAAAGATAATTTTGATATGAGCATGAAGGTTGAAGGCACAACTAATGAGCACGAGTTCTTTGAATTAGCAAACAGCTTTAGGTTCGTAAAAAGTTATGGCGAAGTTAAACGGTTATTTGGAGAAACAAAATGAGCCTACCTGAAATACATTTAGCAACAGACGGAGACCTGAACTATGCTCTATTTAAGCATAACGATATTGTTAGCAATGGCGTGCGTAATGGTGGTTACGAAAAAGAACTTCAAGAATTATCAACGAAACTTTTGGCTGGGTACACTGATGGTATCGTTCTTGATATCGGTGCTAATTTGGGGAGTTATGTTGTACCACTCGCAAAGCAACACCCTCAACTACAATTTGAGGTCTTTGAACCACAGCGTATTGTTTACTACCAACTATGTGCCAACATATTCTTAAACCGATTAAGTAATGTGTACGCACATAACGTAGGACTGAGTAACGAACAGCGCATAACCAACTACGTGTTGCCAAACTATGCGGAAGAAACAAACATCGGTGCGTTCAGTATTGATTTCGATACTCGCCTTAAGGACTATGAGGTTAAGTCTGAAGGTGTTACTGAGCGCATGATTATTATTCCGCTTGACTCAATGCAGTATGAGAAGGTTCGGCTAATTAAGATTGACGTAGAGGGGCATGAGCTACAGGTACTTCAGGGTGCAGAACACACTCTCCGTGAGAACAACTACCCACCGATTATCTTTGAGGCATGGACTTGGAAGTTCCCTGAGAAGCGTCAAGCAGTATTGGCTCACTTAGAAAACCTAGGGTATACCATTACTGAGCTTGGACAAAACAATTTGGCGGTTAAAAAATGACGAAAGACGAAATGGATATGATATTAAGACAAGCTGGTATTGACCCCGCAGTTGTGCCAAAATATGAGGTATTACCTGACGGAACCGTCTATTTTTACACAAAACAGGAGGATAAAGATGCCCTACGTGAACAAACCCCGCCCGTACAAGAAAGAATATCAACAGCAAAAGGCTCGAAATGAACAGCCTTCACGGAACGCCAGAGAACGTGCAAGGTACGCCGTTGACAAAGATGGGGTCGACGCCAACAACAATGGAAAGGCAGACCGACGTGAGGGTAAAGACATCGACCACGTCATCCCACTATCCAAAGGCGGAACTAATTCTAAATCAAATCTTAAAGTACGAGCATCAAAGAGCAACCGTTCGTTCTCAAGGAACTCAGACCATACAGTCAAAGTTAACAGGCCTAAAAAATCTGCCAAGTGAGGCAGTATGAAAATATTAAATAATAACCAATTACTTATAACAACAAGGCGCCCACAATTAATAACTGAGTGCATACCAAAAAGCAAAATTATTGATTCTAATGGTGACTTGTACATGGTCGCCGTTCATTGGGGCTTAGACGAAGCTCAAACCTTGGCTAAACTTAAAGTCAAGAAGGTACCATCCCCAATCATGCGTGACTATAAGTGGCCTGGTGTTTTCCCACCAATGGCACACCAAAAAGATACTGCGGCATTCTTAACTCTTAATCAACGTGCATTCTGTTTTAACGAACAAGGTACAGGTAAGACGGCGTCTGCTATATGGGCGGCTGATTACTTGTTAAACATAGGTAAGATAAAGCGAGTGCTTATCATATGCCCGCTATCTATCATGCAATCAGCATGGCAGGCAGACTTGTTTAAGTTTGCAGTGCACCGCCGTGTAGGTGTGGCATACGGAGAGAAGCGCAAGCGCCAAGCGGTTATAGGTAACGATGCCGATTTTATTATTATTAACTACGACGGTATTGAGATTGTTGCCGAGGACATAGCCCGTAATAAGTTTGACTTGATTATTATTGACGAAGCCAATGCTTACAAAACTCCTACAACAAAGCGCTGGAAAACACTTAACAGACTAATTACTCCAAACACTTGGGTATGGATGATGACAGGTACACCTGCGGCACAGAGCCCTACAGATGCTTACGGCTTGGCTAAGATGTGCGTGCCTGAGAAAGTAGACCGTTTCTTTGGTTCTTTCCGTGACCGAGTCATGGTTAATGTAAGTAAGTTTCGCTGGTTGCCAAGACCAAACGCAGACCAAATAGTATTTGAATCTTTACAACCCGCCATTCGCTTTACTAAAGAAGAATGCTTAGACCTACCGGAGATAACCCATGTGTTTCGGGACGCCCCCCTTACTGCGCAACAGGAGAAATACTACAAAGTCCTCAAGAAAGATATGCTCATGGTGGCAGGAGGTGAAGAGATTAGTACTGTTAACGCCGCAACTAATCTTAATAAACTGCTTCAAATTTCTGGTGGCGCTGTGTATTCTGATAACGGCAGCGTTATTGAGTTTGATGTTTCTAATCGCTTACGTGTTATCCAAGAAGTAATAGAAGAAGCAAGCCATAAAGTTCTTGTCTTTGTTCCGTTCACGCATACAATAGAACTACTCAAAGCGCATTTGAGAGGGGCAGGTATTCCCTGTGAAGTTATCAACGGTGCCGTGCCTGTTCACAAACGTACTGAAATATTTAAAGATTTTCAAGAAACAGAAAATATCAAGGTACTTATAATACAACCCCAGGCAGCTGCACACGGAGTCACACTAACTGCTGCTAACGTAATCATTTGGTATTCACCAGTAACATCTATTGAGACTTACCTGCAGGCTAACGCCCGTATTGACCGTAATGGTCAGAAGAACACAATGACTGTTGTGCACATTAAGGGTAGTCCCGTAGAGACACGGTTATACGGAATGTTGCAAAATAAACTAGATGTACACACAAAAATAATTGACCTGTACAATAACGAAATAAATACTTGACAAGGTCAAGTTCTTGCACTAATATAAATAAAACACTCACAACCTAAGGAAACCAAAAATGGCAGATGATATTTCTGTAGATAAACTAGTCTCCGTCTTTATTAAGATACGAGACACACGTGATGAAGAAGAGCGTGCATGGGAAGCCAAGAAAGCTGACTACACAGAACAGCTAGAGCTTATCAATCAACAATTACTTGAGATTTGTAAAAGTACTGATGCCGATAGTATTCGTACTGCGCATGGCACAGTAATCCGTTCGGTTAAATCTCGTTACTGGACTAACGACTGGGAGCATTTCCACAAGTTTATGTTGGAGTGGGAAGCACCTGAGTTATTAGAGAAGCGTATACATCAAAGCAACATGAAACAGTTTTTAGAAGACAACCCCGGTACACTGCCAGCCGGTTTAAATATGGACAGTGCGTACTCAATCACAGTAAGGAGAAGTAAATGAGTGAATTAGCTTTATTTAAAAATAACCTACCCGACTATTTAAAAGAGGTAGCATTAGACGACGTAACCAAAGCCCTTGCGGGTGGCGGTGGTGGTAGCAAACGTATTTCGTTGCGTGGCGGTGTATTCCGCATGGTTATCGGTGGCGAAGAAGTTGCTAAAAACGAAAGCCGTTCAATGAACGTAGTTATTGTTAATGCCGCCAAAGAAGTATCACGTACATTTTATGCAAAAGCATACAACCCAAGCCAAGATGCAACAGCGCCTGATTGCTGGTCTGCTAACGGTCAAAAACCTGATGCGTCTATTGAATCGCCTCAAAACCACAACTGCGCCGAATGCCCACAGAACATCAAGGGTTCAGGTCAGGGTGATACACGTGCGTGCCGTTTTTCACGCCGTTTAGCTTTAGCTTTGGCTGATGATTTGGAAGGCGACATTTTCCAATTAGTATTGCCATCTAAATCTATCTTCGGTAAAGGTGACTTAGACCATATGCCGTTTGAGCAATATGCCAAGTACGTTGGTTCACAGGGTTACAACCTCAATACACTAATCACTGAAATGAAGTTTGACAGTGACAGTGATAACCCTAAGCTAACTTTCCGCCCAGTTAACTTCTTATCAAAGGAACAGTGGGAAATTGCAAAACGTCAAGGCGAAACTCTTTCAGCTAAGAACGCTATCACTATGACTGTTTCACAAACTGATGGTGTTAAAACTCCTAAGCTCGAAGCCCCTAAAGCTGAAAAGGTAGTTGCTGAAGAAGTAGCTGAGCCTAAGAAGCGTGAGGATAAGAAAACGCAGCCTACTGAAAAGAAAGACCTTAAATCAATCATGAGTGGTTGGTCTACTGACGACGAATGAGTTTAAGGGGCTATAGCTTTCGATTGGTGCGAGCTAACCAAGCTGCCAACTCCAAGAAGATTGGGGTGGTGCTTGGGCGGTACTGCATCGCTAAGGATATATCTGTTGCTGAGATTGCAGAAAAGTTTGATGTGTCTCGAATGACAATATATTCTTGGTTTACAGGCGTTGCGGAACCACATCGCTCGAAAGCCGAACAGATTGCAGCGATGCTAAAGAGAGCTAGGTTTAGCGTTTAGTTTACAGGGGTAGCTAGTTTGACGGAACGAACAGGGGATTCGCCGCACCCCGTGCTACCCCATCTTTATTGCGGACAGAGGCGACAATGGCTACAACAGATTTACTAAAAGTAGTGTTACCTCCCGAGGGGGAAGGTGTTTACTGCTTGCTAGGGTTAAAACAAGGGGGTGGCTATCCAAAACAGTTGTGGGCTGAAACGCTTGCAGATGCCGAGAAACATATAGCTGACTTGCTAAACGATTTATATGACGTGTATTTTGCGTGTGCTAAATACACTAATGAAGCTGAAGGACGAATACAAAAAAATAGTAATTACTTTAAGAGCTTTTGGTTGGACGTTGATTGTGGTGTTGGAAAGCCATACGCAGACCAAGAAGAAGGATTAGCTGCGCTTAAAGAGTTTTGTATAAAGATAGACTTACCGTTGCCTACAGTAGTTAATTCCGGTCGTGGTGTGCATGCGTATTGGAACTTAACTACTACAATCGACCGTGAGCATTGGCTTCCTGTAGCAACTCGTATCAAAGCACTGTGTGAAGAACATGGCTTTGAAGCTGACGGTAGTCGCACTGCTGAGAGTGCTTCGGTATTGCGTGTGCCTGAGACTTGGAACTTTAAGAACGACCCGCCTTTCCCAGTAGAAATCTTAAAGATTGCTAAGGATATTGAGTACGACGAAGTTAAACGTCGACTCGGGGTGTTAGTTGCACCTAGTTACATCCCACGTAGTTTTAGCGAAGCGTCTCAAGCAATACGCAGTAACATACAAAGCCGCTTTAAAACCATTATGCTTAAGACCATAGATGGTAGTGGATGCGCACAGATTAAAAACTTGGTTGAGAACCAAGACAATATGGATGAGCCACGCTGGAGAGCAGTGCTTAGTATTGCAGCACACTGTATTGACAGAGACACAGCTATCCATATGGTTAGTAATGGGCACCCTGATTACAACGCCGAAGCTACAGAAGAAAAGGCTAATGAGATTAAGGGCCCCTACACTTGCGCAAAGATGGAGTATTACAACCCAGGGTTCTGTGGTGACTGCCCACACAAGGACAAGATTAAGAACCCTATTCAGTTAGGCAATGAAGTAATTGCCGCCGAAACAAACGAGATAGTTGAAAAAGAAGAAGATGGCACCACATCTGTATATACAGTACCTGAGTTGCCTTATCCGTACTTTCGAGGTAAGAACGGTGGTGTGTACCGTGCAACTACGGAAGAAGATGGCGAGCCATCGTTAATTTATGAACATGACTTGTACGTAGTTAAGCGTTTATTTGACCCACGTAAAGGCGATGCAATTTGGATTAGGTTGCACTTACCTAGGGATGGCGTACGTGAGTTTTCTATCCCACAAACAGAGGCACTAACTCACGAGAAGTTGCGTGATAAGTTAGCTTGGTACGGCGTTGTTGCTGCTAAGAAGCAGATGGACAACATCATGAACTATTTAATAACGTTTGTAAAAGAACTACAACATAAATCAGAGGTAGAAATAATGAGAACACAATTTGGATGGACAGACGACAACGACCAATTTATTCTAGGAGACCAAGAAATATCTGCGGATAAAGTTTCGTACAGTCCACCGTCAAGCTCTACAGGTAGCTTAGCTACATTCATGGCTCCAACAGGTGACTTTAAAGAATGGCAACGTATCGCAAACATTTACAACGCTCCTGGGTTTGAGCCACATGCATTTGGATTTTTTACTGCTTTCGGCGCACCGTTGCTTAAGCACCTCAACCTACGTGGCGCTATTATTAACTTGATTAACAATCGTTCAGGTACAGGTAAGTCGACTATTCTTAAGATGTGCAACAGCGTATGGGGGCACCCTGAAGAGTTAATGCTCCAATGGAAAGATACGCAGAACTCTATGATTCACCGTCTTGGCATAATGAACACGCTTCCTGTGACTATTGACGAGATTACAAAGCTATCAGGCGACCACTTTTCTGATTTGGTATATAGCATATCCCAAGGACGTGGCAAGAATCGCATGCAACAACATGACAACGCCGAGCGCCTCAACACAACAAAGTGGTCAACCATTGCGCTATGTTCTGCCAACGCTTCTTTCTACGATAAATTAGCTACGTTAAAAGCTACACCAGACGGCGAGATGATGCGTCTTATTGAATACAAGATTGAGATGACTGACACTCTTTCCAAAGAAGAAGCTGACACAATTTTTAACGGCTTGTACACCCACTACGGGCACGCTGGGTTTGAGTACGCTAAGTATCTTGTAGCTAACTTAGAGACAGCAATTGATACAGTTATGCAAGTTCAGCAGAAGTTAGACCAAGAGGTAGGGTTTACCAGTAGAGAACGCTTTTGGTCAGGCGTAGCTGCATGTAACATTGCAGGTGCTTTGATGGCTAAAGACCTAGGCATTATTCCTGACTTCAACGTTGGTCGTGTCTACAAGTGGTTGACACAGATGCTTAAGACTATGCGCACCGACATCAAGGCTCCAGCCAATAACAACATAACCTCTGTGTTTGAGTTTATGAACGACCACCGTGCTGAGACTTTGGTTATTAACGGCAACGCAGACCGTCGGTCAGGTATGCAAGAGCTACCTATTGCCGAGCCTAAGTTTAGTGATATTAAGGTACGTATAGAACCGGATACAGGTGTGCTTATGTTAAGAGCTAAAGCCTTCCGTGATTTCTGCGCTAAAAACCAGATTACTTTGAAAGATTTACTGGATGGATTACACCAAGACAAAATCTTTATCAAGCTAGACAAGAAGCGTATTGGCAAAGGCACCAAGATTCCTTGTGGTTCAGTCGACGTATATATTTTTAACATGGAGCACGATGATTTCTTTGATACCAAGGAAGCCATAATTGAGGCGGTTAAAGACTCTACAAATGCTGATACACGGAATTGACTTTAAGATAAATTGGCGTAATTTTGTGGTGGGGTCTTCGTTTTTTATACCGTGCTTAGACCACGAACACGCTCGAGAACAGATTCACAGGGCTACAAAACGATTGAAATACCCTATTAAAACGCAAATAGTGATAGAAAAAGGCATCTATGGTTTGCGTGTTTGGCGAATTAAGTAGTATCATTCACCTGTAGACGATTGGTTTCGGCTACTTTCCTTAGTGAGTGAGTGATTTAAGCCCCGGCGTAAAACCCCGGGGTCTTTTTTAATCTTGAGAATAGTCCAGCATACCTTGTAGTTGCGGCATTAAGTTCTTATTAATGCTAATACCACCGGTAATGTTTGCTAGCGCACGGTCTTGGTAACGTTTGTTTACTGATTTAAATAAACTATTTGGGTCAATACCCACCATCGGATTAGTTGCATTAAACGTAACAATCTTCTCAAGCACTCTTTCTAACATATCAGAATCGCCAGTATCTACAGACATAAAGAATGCGTTAAGCAAGTCAGTGCGACGACCTATAATCTTCTCGTTAACGTTCTTCATTTCAATTGAAGCTTTTTGTTTCTGAGCGGTGTCTTCTGGAGAAAAGCCTAGCATCTGAGCAAGGGCTGAAGCGGCAGGTATATCGGCATCTACTTCGTTACCTTTTAGGGTTACGGCTCTACCTTCAACCATATAGCGTGTACCAACCATAAGGTTTTTAATTGCCGCAGGCATCATGACTTCTAATGCACGTTCTGTGTGTCCGTCATTAAAACGTTTTAGAGCTTCGCCATAGTTAATAGCTGCGCCTGCTGTAGGTCCAAGTAAGTTAATAAACATATTCTGTAAATAAGATACTTCGTCGTTGCTCTTACGCACGTCAGGGAACCACATGTCCGTTAAGTTGGTGTTCATACGGTCTGCAAAGTTAAGCCCGGTAGCTTGAGATGCAAAACCACGAGATATAGAATCACCGATAAACCCACCAAATGTGCGGTTAGTCCAGTTTTTAAACCAATTTTCTGGGTCAAATGGCTCGTCGTCATCACCAAACACAGCATGGAATGCAGAAGCTATGCCAGAGAATATAAAGAACAACGGCATACCTGTGAAACCAGCGGTTATAAATGTCATACCCATCAGGCCAAGAAACGCATCACGAGCTTCTTTCTTCATTTCATCTAGTTCAGCACGTTTCTTTTCCATGCTCTTGGCTTTTTCATCGGGGGTAGCGGTGGCTAAACTACGTTCATGACGGGCTAGTTCGGCTTCCATACCTTGTCCAATAGCTTGCTGAAACGTGCGGAACATAAACACGCTCATGTGTTGCGGGTATAACTTAAACTGCAATAAAACGTTACGTAAGTCACCACGGAAGTAACGTGGCTTATTAGTACTGTTGTAGTTAAACATTGTTTTCTGAGTAACATCACGTGCTTCTTGTAAAGCACGCTCATAGGCTTTGTCAGGAGTTAACCCAGCATCCAATGCTTTCCTATACCCCATGTCAAACGTAGACATATAGGCCATCTCACGGTTAAATTTTTCAGCCGAGTGGAAAGGTAAACTGACGTAGTACATAATTTTGTTCCAACGACCTGTGACTTCGTTAGACGGAGTTTCACCAAGGTTGGCAGCTTCGTGCGATTGCGTAACGTTAATGATGCCTCGAGCCACACCTTCGTTGTATACATCTGCTAAAGTCTTACCTTGCGGAAGCGCCTTGGAATCGGCATCGGTTCCTACGGTATTACGAGTCTCAAGTTTTGCACGGCTTAATGACAAGAACTCGTAACGCCCAGTCTCATCACTAACATATTTAGTACCGCCTAACATGCGAGCATACCTAGAAAGAGTCGTAGTTACGTTGCTTACACCACCGTACTTAGCCGCAGCAACCGGAGCATAAATACCAGGAATAGCCATTGCGTTTATAAAAGCAGAAGCAGGTGCCGACAAGAACTGTATAAAACCAAAGTTTGTGGCAAATGTAGTAAAGCCGCTTTGTTTTGGTGGTTCTAAAATAGCTGTGCGTAAGTTAAGTTCTAACTCTTTTACATAGTCACGTAGGCGAGTGCGTTCATCTAACTCTAACCCTGTTTTAGGGTCTAAATAATCATTGGCTGCTTTAACGATATTAAATAACTGCGGCATGTGCTGAAAACGAGCACGTTGATAAGCCACACGTTGACGTGATACAGAGAAGGCACGGAGCATATCTTGGCTAGGACCGGCAATATTGCCACGGTGCATAAACATCTTTTGAATACTCTCAGATGGCATTAGCTCTAAGTATAACTGTCCAAACTCATCACGCAGTCTAGCGCGCAATGCTTCAACTTCATTGGCTTTAACTAAGGGGTCAACACTTAAACTAATGTCTTGACTAGTTTTGTCAATAAGGTCGTAGATTCTATTAAGGTGTTGAATGTCGGCAAGACGTCCGCTTAGTGATTCACTAAAGCCTTGACCAGCATCTAAATTGTCTTCAGCATCTTTTAGTGCTTTTTCTTGTGCAACTTCATCAGTATCACCAGCAGCTTTGTATTTACTTACGTAGCTCTTAGCTAACTTATCTTTAAACTTATCTAGCTCAGCATCTCTGGCGTAGGCGTCTTCAAACTGCATAAAGATTTTCTTTTGGCCTGTACCAACTTGTAACCAGTATTCACCGAAACGCTTGATTGGGAAGTACGGACGGATAATTTCTTTGTTAATCTCATCAGATTTCTCTTTAACTAGCTTCTGTATCTCGGCATCAGGGGTGCCTTTAAGACGCTCACGCTCAGCAACTCTTTCTAGTTGAATCTTAGTATACTCATTCATACGGCGCTCATAAAACGCACGAACTTGACGATATACCTGCAACGCTACATCGCCATCTTTACCAGTAATCATTTCTAACCAAGCGGCTTTTAGTTCAGGGTCGGCATTGAACTTAGTGGCATCGTGCCCAGTACCTTGAGAGTCTGGGTCTAAACGCTTAAGCGTAGCCTCAATCATTACCTTGCCTAATTGCTCAGCTTTCTGTGGATTAGACTCAAGTAAGTTACTCCACACCTTAATAATAGGGTCGCCTTCAGCCAAGATTTGGTTACGAGTGTTAAGCATCGCATCCACTTCTTTTACATATAACTTAAACTGCGGCATCTGGTCGCCGACAATATCCGTCAACTGGTCTAACGTCAATGCGCCTAATAAGTACTTGCGAGTCTGAGCGTTGGTGCTGCTTAGGAACTTCGTAAAGTTCTTCTTGTCCAAGTCTTTCCACTTGACTCGGCCTTTGATAAGATTGTTAAACGTATCCCATATCTTAGAACCAGAGCGCTCAGCAGTATTGAGCACAAACCTACCTGCACGGACACTGAGCCTGTCAGGTGCCCATAACTCAGAAGGCTGGCCCGACACAGTGCTGTCTACGTTAGCAGAGAATAGAACGTCAGCGTTAGCAAGTGTGTGGAACAACACGTTCTCAACACCGAATAGCTTAGCAACTGTCTGTATAAACTTAGACCATGCGGACATGTCGGAGTCCATAACCCGTTTCATAGCACGCAGTTCCATTTGGAATGCTGGGTTACTAAACGCTTCGGCTACGAACTCATGTAGGTTTGTATAGCCGT